TGGGTTTGAATCCGTATGGGGCCGAAACAGTGGGGTAAGCCATGTTTTAACTCCAAATATTTAAGATCCAGATCCAAAGCTATGCGTGGATTTACGCTCTTTAAACAGCGGCATCCTCGGGTCGCTCTGGCGCATTAAATTGTTGTCCACAGCTTCCGTCTGAGCTTGGGTCTGGTTCCGGTAATATTCAGAACGCTGACCGACAAACTCTTCCGGAGTCTTGCAAAGCAACAACCCGCCAATCTCAATGTTGTCTTTATAACGACTACTGGGATCAACTAGCAGTTTAAATTTAGGCTGCTCCTCAATACGAACCGGCTCCCAACCCTCACGGATTTTGCTCGAAAGGTTACGTGGGTCCAGTTGATTGAGCATCGACACGCGAATCCAACGATAAGCAAACCCAGCCTGCTTGTCCGGCTCAGGGAGTAACTCGGCGGGTGCCCACTGCTTAGGACGCTCGCTCGTTGCTCGGGTTTCTAGTTCACGTTGCAATCTGTTCTCAGCCATTTTGGGCCTCCAATTTCTTAAGTTCAATAGCGTACTGTTCAGGGGTTAATCCCAACTTCTTTGCTAACGCAATCTGGCTGGTTCTCAGTCTAATCTTATTAGACGCCGTACTGCGTATCGCTGGGGCTACCACTGTTCCCGCTCTTGTCCGGGGAGCTTCAGTTTTCGCCGTTGACTCCGGCTCCTCGGTATGAAAATACTCGGGGAACCGTTTGCGAATTGTTTTGTCCAAAATCGCATAATACTCGTCGGATCCAATTGCAACCTCCCCGCCTTTCCTAAGCTTCTCATGGACGCCTAGAGCGGCTGCGGTCATCTCATCGTCAGGGCCGTACCACGGATTGCGCTCTTGCCACGCAAGTAGCCGGGAATCGTGCTGCTGAGGCTTCGGTTGCTCATAGACCGGATTTGGTTGTTGTACAGGATAATCTTCTTCCTGTAAAGGGGGCATTTTAAAATTTTGTGCCTGCATTAGCCTGAAATTAGCTACCTGCATGGCTTGCTGGGCTTCTACCAACTTATCAGAATCCCCATTATCGTAGGCATCTTTATAAGCGCGTTTGGCCTGTTCCATCTCTAACGCGGCAGCGTTTTGCAAAACCGCAGCGTATTCCTTGCCACCAGTATCCAATACGGACTTAATACGCTTGTTCTCTTCCAAGAGCTTTTGGGCAATCCGAATCGCCTCTTGCTGCTCCCGAAACGCCTCTTCCTTGGCTCGACGCTCATCGTGCCAAACTTTGCGCATCTGTTTTAGACGGGCCTTTACCTCGCCGTCATACTTCTCAAGATCGTCCTTCTCCAACTCCTCGACCAGAGGCTTGGGCATCGGGTCACGGCCACGGTCTTCTGGCGGCGTATCGTCCTCAATTTCAATTGAAATTTCGTTGGATGTATCTTCTACAGCTTCAGATTCATCCGGAAATTTAAACTCCTGCTGTTCCATTTCAGGCATCTTGTCCTCCTGTTATTTACGTTTAATTCCACGCGGGTCGTCAACAACACCCTCCACGGAGTCATCATTAATAAGGCGAAACTCTCGACCATGAATCAGCAGTCGGGTACCTGCATTTGGACGAACCAGAACAAAATCTCCCTGCTTACACCAAGGGCCAGACGGAAACCGGCTTACGTCCTTGTAACAGTCAGGGCCAAGATCAACGACAAACAGCACGGTAGTAAGCAACTCATCAAATTGGACGGTTGTATCCGCCTTTAGGATGCCGTTGTCGTACTCCTTTTCCACCTCCGGAATGGCGCACAAGATTCTGTAGCCAGACGGTCGTGGAAGCTGCTTCGCTTTTTCGGCGCTTGTAGCCTCAAGATTAAATGTGCCTATCACTTGGGGCTTATCGGGGTTTGAGCCGATAAGGATTTCAGTCATCGGATTCCTCCAAAGTTTGTTTCAGGTCTAGTACATTGCCTCTTGCGGTTAGCAGACCCCGAATCTCACCGCAAATTTTTTTGTATTCCTCAAAGTTCTCGACGCGCCCCTCGGCCAAATACTCCTTGAGGCTCTCAACTTTCTCGTCAAGCTGTTTTATCAAGACTTCTAACGCGGTCATTGTTTGGCTCTTCCTTTATTGATCTCCCGTGCATTAGCCTGTGCTGACAACTGTTTCAGCACATCCACGCTTGCTTGGGCCATCAATTTCTCGCGGTCATCACGCATTTTTGCCGCCATCGTCATGTTCTGATTCTTGCGGTTATTCTCGGCCTCCAACATGTCCACAGTGACCTTGGCCCGCTCAATTTGCTGCTGTGACGCCAGCCGCTCACGCTCGATCTGCGCTTGGGACGCGATCCGCGCTTGCTCAGTCTGAAGCTGCTGCGCCCGCAGTTGCGCATCCATCTGGTCTTTCTGCGCCTTGCGCTGCTGCTCCTGAGCCTTAAGCTGCAACTCCTGCATCTGCATCTGAATGATCGGATCTTGTGCCTGTTGCTGTGCTTGCTGCTGTGCTGCCTGCGCTTGGTTCTGCTGCAACAACCTTTGAGCCGCCTGCGCCAGCATCGGCGTCAACCGCGCTTCGACCTCGGGGTTCATTGGGGTTTCTTCGCCACTCTCATCATGTTGCGGCGGCAGGTTAAAGCCAAGCTGAAGCTCGATTTGTTTCCTGTACTCAAACCCAAGATGCTCATTGATATGAGCCATCATTGCCGCCCCCATCTGCTGCGCCATGGGGTTATCCTGTAGCAAAGACTGAATCTTGGGGTCTTGCATGGCCGACATATGCACCATGATGTGCGCTTGGTGATCCTGATACCCAAACGCTTTGACCGGCTTCATCATTAAGACATTCTGGTTCTCAGAAACCGGGTCCATCGGTTTCATGTCGTCTTCCATCGGCACAAGCTTTTGTGCGTCTTTAATCCCCAACACCTCTAGCATCTGCCTATGCAGCAGCGGCATGTTGTACAGATTCGGGGATGCTTGAGCTAATTGGAACACTGCCTGATACTGGACGATCTTCTGCGCCATGGTGCTGGCGTTCGGATCAGACACCGGGATTACATCAATATTGTCGTAGTCCGACCGCTTGGCGCGGCGTGAGCCTTCTTCTGGCTCGTAGCTGTAGTCCTCCGGGGTGTATGCAGCGATGATCCCCTTGAGCAGCCCCAACTCCTGCTTCATGGAATAGTGCACCCGCGCCTGAACCGCGCTCATGGTCTTGAGGGTGCGCTCCAGAATTGCCAGCGTGGTGCCAACCGGAGCCTGCGAGGACATGTCGCTAATCTGCAAATCGGCTGTATTTGCGAACCGCCTGCCTTCTTCAACAATCGTATTGAACAACTGATAAAGAGTTTGGCTAGGTTCTTTATAAGGAAGCGGTAACAAGTTGTCCCTAATTGCTCCGCTTGGAACGTCTACATCCCTCCACTCCCCCGGAGAAATGGGGGTGTCATCTCCTTTAACGCGAAGCCCACGGGCTTTGAATCCACCCGGCAAATTGGACAGAGTGCCTGCGTCCACCAACTGACGGATCAGCGATGTGCCGCTCTTGGCAAATGCCCCCACCAAATGGATCAGGCCAAAGTAATAGAACCCAAACCCCGGAACATAGCCGTAATGGACAAAGTGCTGGCGCTTTTGATGCGTATCGTCATCCGGCTCCCAGTTACGGCGAATAGACAATACAAGGCCAGACCCCTTTTCCACCGTCACCACATAGGGAAGCGCAATCCCTGTCTTATGGCCGTCTTTGTCTTTGTGCTCAAACCCCGGAAGGTCAAGCTCAACATTCATCTCTAACAGCTTATAGCGGTGGTCAGTCGTTGCCCGGAACCCAAGCTTCTCGGCAATCTTCTTCTCGACTTCATCTAGCATGTTGTCCGGAGGGCCAAGATCCACATCCCGGTAAAATCCCGCATGCTGCAACCGCATTAGCTCGTTCTCAGTCTTGCGCATCACGTGGGTTACGCGCTCCGCAGACTCCAGATCCGACGCCCCATACGGCACCACAATGTCCTCGGCGGGGACGTACATCGCCACTTGCCGCTCCAGATGTGGGTCGTAATAGACCTTTTTGAACGCATTACCCGACAGGCCCAGACCCCACAGCATCCGCTCATGCTCAGGGCGATACTCCTTCATTACGTCCAAAAGCTGATAATTCATGTCAGCCTGAACGCGCTGGGCCGCTTCTTTCTTCTCGGGGGTTTCTTTCCCGATAATTACAGTGCGCACTGGCCCAGCAGCGGGGAATGTCGCCAGCATTGTCTCGGCCTGAAACTTCACCAACGCCTCAGACAGCAACGGGTGGTACACCCCACACGCACCTTCCCACGGCTCGGTGCGCTCCTCAATCTTCAGACCAAGCAACTCAAGGCCATCTACGTATGTCTGAATCCAATCCTTACGGCTGGCGACATCCTCGTCAAAATCCCCAATAAGCTCTGCGGCCATAGACTGAAGCACAGTCTCGTCCAGATGTTCGGCAAGGTTGGCGTTGAAATCTTCTCCAGAATCATCGTCTGGTTTAATCTCAATCTCCAACCCATCCATGCCAATAGTGACGCTTTCCGGGTCTTCAATCTCGATCTCAATAACGGGCACGTCCCCCTGTTCAACCAAATCCTCATCGGTAATTCCAAGAGGGGCTTGATTCAGAGCTTTTTCGATAGCCATGTTCAATCCTTAGTAGTACGGCTCCATGCGCCGTTTAAAATATATTTGCTCGTCTTCTTCGTCGAGCAGTGTGCGGATGTACCCGCCCTTTCTAAACCGCATCAGGGCCAGTGATACTGAGTCCACGTAATCGTCATGCTCACCTGCGGGGAAACTCGCAACCTCGTCAATAACTTCTTCTGCCCATGCCGTATTCGGTGCCCATACCCGTCCAGAGGCAAACAGGTCAGAGACAGAATTAAGCCTGCTAATCTTATCGTTTCCCCGTACCGGTGTGTACTCCTGCACCGGGATACCCATCGCCCGCAATTCGTAGATCAGGGGCGCTCCAGAAGCCTTTTTCTCGATAATTACCGCATCTGGAGACCACTCTTTCCACTGCTCAATGGCCTTCTTTTTCAACTCCGGGAACTCCATTCGGTCCCGAAGCGCATTAATCAGGATGATATTAGCTTGCTCCACCCCAGAATCATCCGGCTGGTAGAACACACCCCATAAAGTACAGGCCGAATAGTCCGCACGGTTGTTCTTCTCGAACGCCGTATCCCATGACATCAGCGTAAATTCGCAAAATGGGGGCGAATCATGCTCCCAAAGCTTCCACCACTCCCGTTTGACGATGGCAGAACTCTCAGATGTCGGGTTTTGCTGGTACTGAGCCATCCATTTGGAGTTCGGAAGCTCCTCTTTTAGAGCAATAAGCTCCTTTTTGGACCAAAACTCAGGCCACAGCGGCTCTCCGGACTCAAAAAGCGCCGGAAATTCAATAACTTCCCACTCTTCGCCGCCCCTTTGGGCAGCAGACTTCAATACTTGCCCGGTCAAGTCCTTCTTGGACCAGCGTGTCATCACGATCACGATAGACCCACCCGGCTGGAGACGCTGCCGGGGGCCAGATGTGTACCACTCGTAGGTCTTATCGTAGATCTCGGGGTTCACCTCAGCCAACGCGGCTTCTTGCTCGGAGTGTGGGTCGTCAATGATGAGCAGATCCGCGCCTTTACCCGTCACGGCACCCCCAACACCGATAGCGAAATACTCACCGGAGTAGTTAGTGGCCCAGCGCCCCGCCGCTTTGGAGTCCGCTTGCAGCGCCACCTCGGGA